GAGATGCTATAACTTATCAATCACAGTTCCCGGAAGTTGGCGATATGTATATCTTCCCAGCATGGTTGAAGCATTACGTTAGCCCGTTTAAATCAGATTGCACAAGAATATCTGTGTCAGGAAATGTCCATGACTCAGTGCCTTTTGCTAATCTACAAAAGAAAGAGGATATAAAAAAATGAAAACATTCTTAATATTATGTACGGCTTTATTACTGGTAGGTTGTTCTTACTCAGTAAAGGTCGGTAAGAAGTGTACACCTGGTTCGACTGAGTGGTCTTACGTTTGGTTAGTAAAAGGTGATACCGATGTTTCTAAATCTAACTGCGAATGAAATTTATGAAACTGATAGACCTAATCAACCAGGCCGCGAATAACTATCATAAAACTAAAGATGAGAAGTATAAGAAAGAGTGGTACGCTCTTATAAAAGAATACTCTCGTCGTTATGCTATTGTTAAATGAAGTGGAATAAGAAGTTCGATTACCCGGCTTCTTCCCGTGCCCTGGTCCGTGGACATCGGCAGTATACGATAGGTGATTTTAAACTCCCATCAGTGACGACCATTTTGGGTCAAACTCAGAGCGAAGAAAAGAAAAAGAAGCTAGCCGAGTGGAGAGCACGTCTAGGAGCTCACCAGGCGGACAGACAGCGCGATTTGGCAGCGACCCGGGGTACCTCTATGCATAAGTATCTCGAGGCCTATCTGGACGGCTCTGGGCACCTTGACATGACTTCTATTGGCAAGGAAGCAGGGAACATGGCCCGAAAGGTTATTGAAACAGGGCTCGGGGATCTTGAGGAGTTATGGGGCCTAGAAGTGACAGTATACTACCCTGACCTCTATGCAGGGGCCACGGACGTGGCCGGCATATATGCAGGAAAGGAAAGCATTGTTGACTTTAAACAGACCAATAAACCCAAGCGAAGAGAGTGGATCGGTGATTATTTCTTACAACTAGGAGCGTATGCCATGGCCCACAACTATGTATACGGCACTAAAATTAATCAGGGTGTTATTCTAATGTGTTCGAAAGATGGCTTTTTTCAAAAGTTTACCTCCGAAGGACAAGAATTTGTCACATTTCAACATGAGTTTTTAAGAAGGCTAGACAAGTATTATGACACTGTTGCATAATTGCAACACTTTGTACCCTGGTATAGTACTTTTTCAAAGTAAAACAGTTTTTAAAAAAATTTTTGTTTTTTACCCTCTCACAGGGTACAAATTAAAAAAGATAGTAATACCAACACTTATTCGCTCATTTTTGTACCCTAGGTCAAAACATGAAAAAGGTACAAATTCAAAAAATGGCTATTTCATTAACTTTTTATTTGTGTTTTAGGGTACAAATTGCATAAAACACTATATTTTACACCAGTTTTTGCAGGGTACAAAAGCTCTCACAGAGGTCGCGCGCATGGATTTCCTTTTTTAATTTTCAGTTTTACGTTTTAAATAGTATAACCTCCTCATGCCTAGACGTCGGAAGAAAAGATATAAACATGCTGTAATAAATAAACGTAAGTATTACTTCTATACTATACGTTGGCTCGACATCACCGGCGATGCGGGGCATAAATCTAAAGAAGAAATGGATAAACTTCCTATTTCTAAAATGATCACACAAGCGTACGTGTTTAAGAAAACAAAAAAGTTTCTAACTACGTTTAGTTCTTACGATGAAACTGATGAAGTATTTAGTGATACAAATATATTTCCTATGGGCTGTATAATATCTATGGAGAAGATATTAGATTAGTCCTTCTTATCTTTCATTGCAGGGTGGTTAGAGTTTAGTTGTTTTAAATTCTTTTTAAACCCTTCTATTCTCTCAATAGTTTTCTTGTCCTCTTCTATGTCTGCAGATATTGTTTTAGTTATAGTTTGATTAACGTACATACCGCCTGCTCGTCCCCTTAATTCTTCTGCCCTAATCGCTGATTGATATTTCTTTTCTTTTTCTGCTTTTCTACCTAATTCATTAAGCCTTGATACGTGTCCAATGTGGGTCACTTCATGCTTCTGTAATCGCTCGTGCTCCAGTTGACGCTTGTAAGCAACAACTAAAGGTGAGGTTTTTGGATTGCATAATTGAGAAGCTTCGTATCTAGCGTTATGTGGTGAGTATCCTGCCAGCTTGGCCGCTTCTGTTTGGTTCAATGGTTCACCGCTTTTAGGATCTCCATATACTAGAAACTCCACAAACTTCTTTTGCATATCTGTTAATCTACTTATTCGTCCCATGCTTGTTAATATATTAAATATAGGGTATATTGCAAGCATGGTAGACGGTAGACAGTTAAAGAAAGCCATAGATAAATTTATGCAATCGCCGGTGTGCTTGGACGCTAGAGTACAAATAGAGCTTCCTAACGGTGAGATGTACGATTTAACCACTATGACCCTGCTTGAAAATAGAGTGCTTGGTAGCTCGGAGACTCATCGGCTTGTGCTCAGATGTGCTAAACCTAGATTGAAAATGGGTAAAATCATACGGATCGTTTAGCCGTAAAATTTTACTTCGTTTTTATATTCCTTCTCGCTCATTTTACAAAGCATAACGAATATATCTAATACGCGCTCGGCTTGGTGGCCGTCGTCCCCGGTTGCGATATTGACAGCGGTTCTAATACGCTTGATAATATCTAACTCGGTTAATTTTTTCCTGCCTGTTTTTTTGTCTACTAGTGTTCCTGTTTTCATGTTTTCCCTTCTGTTAATTGTCTAATACAAACCCGGATTGATCATTAACGGCTTTACCTTTAGCGTAAAGCCCCGCGATAACGTTTTTCGGGTCCTTAAAACGTACGTCGGATTTATCGGCGTCAATAACTTTGAAGCCTTTAAATTTTTTCGGTAGCTTTTTAGTTCTAAATACGGCGCTTATGTTTCCGCCCTTCTTTAAAATATCGAAAGCTAATTTTTTGTTGTCCTCGTTCAAGCTGTATGTAATATGATAGTTTTTAGGAAGCCAGCCCTTAACCCACATCAACGCCCGTTTATATATTTTGGTGTAATCGTAAAACTTTACATCCGGAAACATATCAAAAATTTTAAACCGCTCCCATGATACGTCGCTCGTTCCGTTTAATCTTACGGCCGGCGTGTAGCCCTCGCGCTTGCACTTGTCGGCGTGTAATTTAATTTCTTTTACCAATTGTTTTAAAAAGTTGGCGCGGTCCTTCATAAAATAGATTGTTTTATTAATTCGTCCTTGCCTTACATTGTTAAACTTGCCCCGGCCTGCCGTGAATAAACACGCGGCCTTACATCCAGCGCTGGCCATTGGGCACATATTAAAACCGCTCTCATTGGCTGGCGCCAGGTATAGAATAGCGGTTTTAACTTTTAGTTTTTGGCCCTTAATTGTTTTGGCGTTGTTGTCTATGTTTAAAAGTCTTTTTGATTTATACATTATATTTTAAACCTTCATTAAATTTAATTGCTTTTGCCTCTACGTCTTTTGTTGTCCCGGTTGTTTCGGCGTCGTCATAATCAAATATTTTTAAATCTATATCTTTATTATTTGATTTTATTTGTTGTATAACACCGCCCTCTACAACTATTGAAATTTTAGTTTTCATAATTAATTCTAAACCCTCCTATTGCTGTTCTGTAATTGTTTTGATCTAAATCGTAATAACAAATGGCCGGTTTACCTGCTAAGGTTTTAAAGGCCCTGCTTTTATCGTCCCATTTACCCTTACGCGTAATAAATTTTCTATGCTTTGTGGCGTAATATGTAATGTAAAATGTTTTATCTTTAATCATCTTTCATCACCGTTATATTAATTGTAGTCATACCGCTGGACGGGTGGCCTACTTCCTGCCACTCAAACGGGCATTTATCAAGCCAGTCGTTTAATTTCTCGTAGTTTTTTTCAAATTCTTTTTCATAATCTAAGTCGCTCATAATTTATTGCGGGGGCTTTCACCCCCGCCCCCTTCTATTTGTTTTCTATTTGTAATGCTTCCTTCTTATTCCAAATGATCCCCAGCGGCTTAAATATAGCCTCTAGTGTTTTTGGTAGTTCCGACGGTAAACCGGTTTCAAATACTTGGTTTATGGCGCTAGCTTTGTATAATTCTAGCTGTTTAACCTTCTTACCCTCGGGCGTTTTCTCAGCTTCTTTAATGGCCAAAGTTTCAGCCCAACTTCTTAATTGCTCCCTGCAATCCTCGGGTTTTAGGCCGGCCCCGTAGCTGTCCTCTCTATATTCTT